CTCTTGTGTCCATTAACTGGTGGATGATTGTGTCTGTTTACACGCCACACTTGACCGCCATACTGCATGATTTCATTAGCCTCATTAGGGAAACGAACATCAGCAAATACAATCTTGGTTGATTCCATTTTATCAAAGGCTTGTTGCACCCAAAAGTTATCACCAAATTGCTTGCGACCCACATCAGTACCAAACACTTGAAGTAATCTGCGTACCTCAGGGTTAGCCTTGGCTACATCCCATCCATACTCATCAACTAAATCAGCAACACGATTGCCACCTTCAACAAAAGGATTCAATGTATAGATTGCATCACGCATCGGGTCAGCAAATGCCATCCGTGTATAGCCATAGTTTAAACACAACAGTTCAGCAACTGTGTCTTTACCTGACTGTGCATACCCACTCAAACCAATAATCATTTCTTTATGTATCCAATCTGCTTGCGTTTAAACCACACTATCTTATCTCCAGCCAGGTAAATGTAATAACCTATGTCGTTTAAACAGATGCCTACATAATACAACGGCAGTCCCAACCAGTTCCATGGTTTCATGCGTTGGTATTTAGGTCTAATCATTATCGGGTTTCCTGTATCTACGATTGTTCCATTGAGGTTGTTCTCCACCTAGCCTGTCTTGCAACTTGGTAAGCGCACGACTAACACGCTTACGCAAAGCCTCCTCACTCACGGAGTATTCAATGGCAAGCGCATCAAAGTCTGTGCCACCGCCATCAAATCTGCGTTGAAGAAGAAGATTATCTTGTTCGTTTAAACGCTTAAGCGCACCGCTAACATCAGACAACATAGCCTCACGATTCATGCCCTCGCTTGGCTTGCTTGATTTACTAATGAACTCATCACCTTTAGGTGTTGCGCTCTCTACCCACTGGTCATAGCGCCACACATCTTTAAGCAACTCTTGTAGTACCTCGTGTGTGTAATAGAAAGCATCTGATGGTGATGACTTACTCTTGTATGCACGCTCACGAGCAGCAAACTTCTGTGACTCATTGTTAAATGTGCGCCGAAGTTTAAACACTAATGAGTCTTGTTCCTCCCACTCCTCAATTTTGTGCCAGTGTTCTACTGCCCACAGGAGTAAGTGTTGGTACACATCATCAACGGACACGAGATTGCGATGGATGCGAGCGCATCGTGTTGCACTGTAGCGTGCTACTTTGTATACGCTCTCCCATAACGGTGCGTTATTCATGTCCATGTTTAAGTTCCTTCATTGTTGTTAGTAAGTCCTCAATCGTAATTAAAAAACCTTTACTCCAGTTCGGTGGTATCTCGCAAGTAATCTCTCTGCCAAACTCCCTGATTGCATAATGCACATGGTCTGTTGGCACCATGACAACGCCACGCTCAAGGACAAACGCCCAATACTCGGCAGTAGTAACCATCAAACCCGATGGCTCCCACGATTTACTCTTGTTAAACCAACACTCAACTTCTATGTAAATGTTGTTCGTATTCCACCACTTACGGTCACGCTTGACCTCAATAGTCTTGCCTTCTGTTAGTAAATCCTCAACTAATTGTTCGCCCTTACGACCATAGCCAAAGTCCAAATCAAATGATGAGTTCTTTACCATCATGTTTAAACGCCCGCCCTCTTACGCAAACCATCTGCGCCTTCCATTAGGTAGACATCGTTAACATCCTGACCCTCAGGCATGAACACAGGGAATACATTGTCTAGTTCTCTACTTAAATGTTTAGCCATCTCACGCCCTGCGTTGTCACCATCGCACAGCAAGATAACCTTTGACCAATCAGCAAGCACACGAGAATAAAAAGATTTCCAGTTGTTAGCCCCAGGCAAACCAACCGCACTGAACCCTGCTTGTGTAGCAACAACAGTATCAAGTTCACCTTCACAGATAGCAAGCACTTCGGAGTCATCACCCAGTGCGCCGATGTTAAAGATGTGTGTCGTAGCCCCTGGTCTACTCATGTATTTCGGACCTGTATCTGCGTTTAAACTACGGAAGCGGATGTCAATGACTCCTGTTGGTGTGATGTATGGGATTGCTAACTTGCCAGTGTAAGGCTCGTGTCCAATCTCAGGCTCTCTTACGAAGCCGAGGCGAAATGTACGAGCGGTCTGTTCTGTGATACCTCTGCTCGTCAGGTACGGAAGTATCTCCGCTAGGTTTCTTTCGTAGTTCTCCGTTGCTCTCGCCAGTAATTCTTTCTGCGATTTGCTTAGCCTCATTAAACCCAACTCCTTCTCGTTTCATAATAAGTGAATACACATCACCAGCCATCTCACAACCAAAGCAACGGAAGCCACCGTTGTCTATGTTTAAACGGGCTGACTTAACTCTATCACCATGGAAAGCGCAGCGCAGTGTGAACCAGCCACGCCTACCATGTGGTATCTTAAATCCATAGTGCTCAAGAACTTTAACGATGTCATGTTTAGAGTTTTGCAAGGACATCACCCAGTCGTTGAACTACATAGGCATCCTCAATTCCTTTGTTAGATGCCTTGATAATTACCAATGGTGTTGGTGTTACCTTCATGTTCTTAGACTTACGATAGTTCTCTGCTTCAACATACGCTTCACGCAACCAACCCGACAGGTCAACCTTGCCGTCACGCCTTGGTGCCTTGGCTTCAACCACATAGATGTCGTTGGTTGCTGGTAGAAATACATCACCAATGTCATTGCGACCAGCACGAGGTAAGCGTTGTGCGTTTAAACCCTGTTGCATAAACCAATCAGCAAGGTCAATCTCAAATGCTGCACCTCTACGCTTGTTACTCTGCTGTTGCGTTGCCATTGGCTTGCTCCTTTGTCTGTCTTTCTGCTGCTTGGGCAGCCTGCCAGTACAGTGCATAGTAGTTATCGTCATAGGCAAAGCGCTTCATGTGTTTAACACGAGCACCTGTATGTGCATAAACATCAACGCCTGCCTTCTTAAGATTGCGGAAGAACACAATGTCCTCGCCAACAAACTTATCTCCAATGTTTTCTTGTTCGGCAAACACTGAATAGTCAGGGGATAAAGCACGCAACTTAGGCACAACGCTGCGATGCATGAGTGTTAAACCCAAGCCAGCGCAATCAACCTTAATGACTTCACTTGCTGGTAGTGGGTGAACATAACGGATACTAAACTCCTCGCCTGTTTCATTAAACAAAGCAGGCATAGGTTGCATTAGTGATGACTCCATCTGTTTAGAGATAAAGTAAACGCCACTAACAACTGGCTTGGTGTTCTTGTCTGCTATTTTCCATAGCATCTCAAGCACATCAACGGTTAACACAATGTCTGAGTCAACCCATAACAACCAATCTGTTTTAACTTGGTCATACCACATGTCTAGTAACGCTTGGCGTTGTCTGCCAATCTGATTACCTTGCACACGGATAGCATTGTTGACTGCCAATTTGCGAGTAGGCGCAGTGATGGTGGTATACATAATGCCTTCGGCAAACTTGCCATCAACCATACCGTTGTCACACCAACCAATAGATAATGTTTCGTTAGAACTGTGACTCACTAATCTCCCTTTCCGATTCATCAAGAACTTGGAGAGCGTTCTCTCCCATTTGTTTAAACGAGTTAGACATGTTAGCCAACTGTTCTGCTATCTCTTTGGTGCACTCAAACCCATGGTCATCGTTTAAATGTTCTGCTAACTGTGTTACATAGTCAGCAAACTGCATTGACTCTAACCAAATCTGATGTGGGTCATAAATCTTTTTAGCGACATCCTCCATCCGTTCAAGGACTTGTGGTATCTCCGATTTCAGTGCTTCCTTTATCTCCATTGGCAGGTTCAGTTTCTGTACCATCTGTTCCATCTGTTGGGGTGAGATTGATAGTGCCAGTCCTAATGTATTCGTCATGTTCTTTGTCTGTGATGTCTTTGAACTGACCAGTTTCTTTATTTTGCCAAACAAGTGCCCTCCAACCAACGGTGTATACGAGTGTCTTAGGCATCAGCATTAACTGCGCCTTGATGTCTATGAGGAGAGGTCTTGTTTCAACTGCAATCTCGTCTTTGACTTTTGATGCTGGGATTTCTCCTGCATTTTCAACTACTGTAAGTTCCCACTTACTCATGTGTTCTCCTAAATTAACTGCATTGGTTCGTATGAAATAACATCATTGATTTGCATTGATGCTGGTTCATACGATAACCACACTGGTGTACCACCAGTTGCATCTGCTGGACCGTATCGGTTCTTAACTGCACAAACTCCCATTGTAGAAATCTGATTATGTACGGTAAGAATTAAACTCGGAGTCTGCGCCACCTTTCCATGCAGCGCTTTCTGTGGGGGACATGGGTTTCCTGGCACGCCTTCGCTAGTGTGGTGACACACAACTACTGCTGCTCCAGTTTCTCTAGCCCACCACTTAAGTTCTTTCATTAAGGTACGCAATCCGCCCCACTCATCTTGTGAATCCATCGTTACATCTACTGCGTTATCTAAAACGATTAAACGCACATCCTCACCTAGTCGCTCACGAGCAGCAAGGACTGCATCCTCAATGTCCTTAAGCGTTGGTGATGAATCAAACTCCCACATGATGTGGTCAGCAGGCTTGAGCATTTGTGCTGCCCAATCTCTATCTGCTTCCATCAATGG